ACAGGAGCAGTAGAAACAAGAGGGATAGTAATAGCAGGACCTTTCTGCTCCCAAGGACGAGCAGATGTAAAATAGTCCTTTTCCCAAGAAACGTTTTGAAGAGCGGTATTAGTAGTCGTATCAACACCAGACAAATCAGACCAAACCAACTCAGTATTCAAGTCTTGATCACGAAAGAACTCATTCCAGATATAGGCATACCCTCGAAATGGTAAAGCAGAAACGGGAGGTAAATTAATTCCCGTTGGGAGCCCATAATAATCACCGAGGGAACCGACAGCAAGAGAGCCAAAGTCAATAGTAGGAAGGACGCTATCGTCCATACCATCAGGACCACCAGTGATGAAGTTCTCCCAGTCCTCCCAAATAAGCCGATGCGGAACGAAGAAATGATGAATGCGAACATGTACAGGATGCATAACAGGAGCAAGCAAAGGAGAAGCACGAACAAGAGCAGATGTTGAATGCTGAACTGTATCACCCGGAAGAACCTCCGTAAGACCAATGGGATAGAGCGAGCCCATATTACAGGAGAAAAGCTTAGTAGAACCAAGATTGAATTTAGAACGCTTCATAGCGATTTCCTTTGTTTGAAGATACGTTGACGAGACTCTAGATTAGCTAATTTTTGAGCCGTTTCTTTTTCTTGTAATTGCGAGAGAGGTATAAATTCGCCTTGCGTAGAAGCCCATGAAATTTCGCGCAAAGCTTGCAGTTCTTTTTTGAATTCAGCGATTGTTTCCGCAGGGGCATCAGGAGACTTCCCAAGAAGCACACGTAACTTACGACGAAGGTACCGACCAAGAGGAAGTATTTTATTTCCATGACGCAGTGCTGACGGTACGTCAGCCTGCGTTAAATCCAAATCGAGAGATCGAATGACATCAGCCACGTTATCAAGAGCACCAGCACCGAGACCCATTGAACGGCGAGAGAACTCAGGGTGGCGACCTTCCAACCGAGGATCATCAAACGAAGTCATTTTCTTCATAACGTAACCAGCTACGTACTGCATTCCTTCGGGGTCAAGAGGTCCACCGTCCACAAGACCGAGGGACCATGTATCACGCACTCGATCACAGTTTTCGCAACAATTACCTCGTCTGGCCCTATAGCGGGAACGGCCATATACGCAACCCGGATAGTTGAACAAGGCAACATGATAGTGCGGCCTTTGGGTTTCGTCGCCATATTCTCCGCAAGCATAGAAACGCACTCGCACAGGCGAAATACACTTTCTAAATCGCTTGAGCCAATCTTGTAAGTCTTTAGGTACCAGCTCGTTGGCGACAGGAGTATTCTCTGGGGCATAGGTTAAAGTCCAGAAACTATTATAAGGATGCAGCAACGCTTCAAGCATCATCCGATGCATCCACATGCGGCGGCGATTAATACGGCAGGGGAGGCATTGCCCACAAGCAAACGCCGCCCCGTTGCTGTTGAATGGCCGAACGCACTTCATTAGAGGCGCTGGCCAATACGGCGACGCGAAACGCGGCGACGGCCAAACGAGCGGCGACGAGTACGGAATGAGCGACGACGACGACGACGAAAACGCATGAGAACCTCCTTTCTTAAGGTGACGCTGACGAGGGCCCGCGTCGGTACCACGATGGGTTAGCCCGATGACTCGAAGGGATCTTACGCTGGCGATATTCGCCAGTGAACGGATTGATATACCACTCGCGACCAAATGCAGGCTTATCGGGCGGAGGATTGAAATAACGGTTAGAAATGAATGGAAGAAGATTGTTACGAATAAAGTGTTGAACCTCATACATGCTCATATCTTCGACACGTTCCTTAACATCTTTAGAGGGAACAATAGCAAAACCACCGCCGCCACTGGCGGCGTAACCAATATCTGTAATAGGAGCAGGCTCCTGAGAAGGATTGTCAGGAACACTAGCAGTACGCTTCATAGGATCATCTTTAACCAACGGCGAATTACCTTGACCATCAAGTAAACGAGTACCACCAGTGGGAAATGGAGGAGGAGTAGAAGGCTGATTAACCTTCCGAATTTGAGAGGCAAGAAGTTCATTTTCCAACCCCATACGTTGCATACCTAGATCCTGAATAGTCTTCGCATAAGCAGCATCACGTTGCACCTCAGTGCGAGTAGCATGAAGACCTCGCGAGATATCCTGACCAGCAGCAGCGAGGCCAGAGCCCATAGAAGCGCCAGAGTACGGAGAAACATTAGCCCGCGGCATTGTGGGAGGCGCAGAGATAGAAACAGGAGAATACGAGTGCACCTGAGCACCAAGAGCGGCGAGCGGATGAATACCAGCAGCTTTAGCGTCAGCAGAACGCCATTGAATACCAGTCTGAGCGAATTCACGCTGGAGATCACGTTCCTTTTGTGTCTCGATTAGAGAGCGGTCATACATACGCTCATTATAGATACGCGCGGCCTCAGCTTCATTAGCTTGAGCGATAGCATTAAGACGCGCGGCTTTAGACGAGGCATCGGCAGACATTTTAGAGCCAATTAGGCTAGCACCGGCAGAAATAACAGAACCTAAAAGAGGGAGCATTATTACCTCCTGCAAGAGATTTTAGAGAGCCACGTACGACGAGGTAAGCGCATACCACCGCGACCAGCCTTCTTTTTGGCGAACAATACTTCGCGGCGAGCTTTGCGGCGGACGCAGACAGCGACACGCTCCGGCTGTTGGAACGTTAATATCGCTTTCGTCTGCGAATAGATTTTCGGGCCGAACCGGAAGGCTCGAGGCTTTACCCGATTCCGGTTTTTCTGCCGGTCGACAACATGGGTTCGAGCCGGCGTGCCATCGTCCAGGAGCGCAGGTCGATTAGGACCCTCAAAATGAAAAAGCCGCCTGTCCTCTGCTTCGGACAGGCGGCTAAGAGGTGACGTTGGGAGCAAAGGCAATGGCTGGAAGACAGGCACCTGAAAGGTAGCGATCGGAGAAGGGGAATTAATAAAGTGATCGCGCCTGCTTCCTGAATTTGAGTTTGTGGAACGGGACGAGCCCTTACCTTTCGCCATTGCATGCTCCCGGTGTCACCTAGAACAGTGCATATCAAGGAATGCACTGTTCGTCTAGGCGAGCGCGTCGGCGTCTACGCGTCGGGATTTACATCAGGATCGGGCGCCGGCGCGGCCTCTGCCGAGGCCGCAGGGGCTTTCCGAGGGGTAGCGGCCTTCTTGGCCCTCTCGGCCTCTACGGCCTCCCTGAGCTCATTTATAGGCGGGTCGAAATCATTTTCGTACGGGGTATGAGGATCGTCCTCATCATCTCCGACATCAAAGTCTTCAGACTCCTCGAAAGTATCAGCGCCGAGCGCTTCAGCCTCCTGCTTCAGCCGCTCAGAGCGGACCATATTGCGGATATGCTCGACCATAGTCGGCTGGCGCTTATAGCCAACCGGAGGGGCGATCGGGATAGGATCGGGTATCTCAGCGCCCCAAGGCGTAAGAGGTCGGCCGAGACGGTCGACATAGCCGGCAGAAACAACCTCGCCGGTAAACAAATTACGAATTTGATCATCAGCCATGACGGACCTCAGTCAGAAGATAAAGGACGAGCCAGAAGCAGCAACACTACGACGCGCCACCATCGAGTGCTTGGCCATAACATATAACACATCCTGTGACTGAACAGCGAAAACACGCTCAGTGGGAACGCAGGAAACAAAACTAGCGTTTAACGAAGGCTCAGAAGCGAATTCGCGAGCCAAATGCCAATGATTGAGAGTAGAAGTACGGAACTCACCAGCCACAGTACTTTCAGCACGACGATATTCGTCATAACGATCCTGAAAACCAAAGACACCATCAGGATCAGCCGAAGCGGCGTAGAGTTCCTTTTTTAGTATTTCTTGCTGACCAATATGTTGCAACTCTTTTTGCCAGAAATCCTCTTTAGTCTTGCGATTCCAAGTACGAGGAATGCCTTGCATATACATAGTCTTAGGGCGAACACTCATAAAGGAGTGAACATATCCGTGCTCCTCAAAATATCTTCTATATCTATTTGAGCGGAGCGCGCCAATTCCATGGCCACGCATTTCGCCGACGGGGTCCTCACCTTCCGCCGTCTGTAAAACCTCGGAAAATTGTATGGTTTGCTTACCACCACCAAGATACTCAGGACGCTGAAGTCGAGCGTCTGAAGATCGGACACCAAGGTAGGCAAGGTAGTCCGTATAACGTGAGCCGAATCGCGCACGAGCTTCCTCGAAACGTTGGAGAGCAAAAGCTTCACGAAGGAGATTGATAGTAATTGCAGAAGCGGAAGACAGATCAGCAGTCATATTAGTTGTAGTCATACGAGCAGCATCAGAAAAATTAGGGTTTGGAACCCAAGTAGGCGCAGCAGAACCAGAAGTAGTACTAAGGCGAACAGATGTA